TTCTTCTATTCATCGTTCAACCTCCGGCAGCCCTGCCACGGATGTCAAAACAGACAACACCCCAGCCAGCAGAGCCGCACTGCCCACGGCGATCCAGTTCACATCTTGCATCACAGCAGCTACGCCAATCGTTGCTACAGCGGTCTGTGCCATAGTTTTGACTGCTCTGACTGTCGCAGCCTTTGCCCAAAGTTTCCAGTTTCTCATGTTATGCTCCTTTCTCATCGGTCGGCAGTGCCATGAATTCTTCATGCAAATGCGTCATCACACCATTGCCGCCCAGTTCGTGATACTGCCGATACATATTCTCGTAGTTTTCCTTTGCGTAGAAGGGTGCAAACCCTGCATCAATGTACTTGTTATAGCAGTGCAACATCCGGTCACGGAGCAGGGCTTGCACACCGTATTCCAAAGCCTTTTGTCTGGCATCCTGCTTTTGCATGCGGTTTAAAATCGACCTTGTACCAATGCCCAGAATACCCGTTGCAGACAACACAGAAATCGCAATGGTGATAATCTCTCGAATCACACAGCTTCCTCCGTTTCTTTCACATCTTTCGTTTCTTTCTCTTCTTTCACGTCATAATCGCCGGAAAGCAGTACCAACATTTCCGGCGTTAGGTCACCAGATGCAAAAATCTGATACTGTCCATTTTCAAGCTGCACTGCCTGAATTTTTGCGTTGCCCCAGCCTGTTCTCTGGATGGCTTTTCCTGCTTTTAGCTGTTCCATTGCTTCAATAATGTTCATTGTGTTCCCCCCTTATAAGATTGTAATCGACTGAATCAGCGGATGGCTGTTGTTACTCCGACCAACCCAAACTAAGTAGTATGTGCCAGCCGTTACGCCCTCGCAGGGCGTCAGCGTTGTGATATAGTCCGCACTGTACAGCCACTGTAAGAGCTTGTGTTCATAGGCGTTTTAAGAGTGTAGCAGCATGAGAAATCATAATCATTGTTTCAGCAGAGCAACAAGAAGTTTCATAATCCTTTGACAACCGGCGTGAACCATTCAACCATGCAAAAGTACGTTCAACAACCCAACGTTTTGGTAAAACCTGAAATCCTTTCTGTTCTTTTATTTGCATAGAAATATCAATTCTGATATTGTGAAATTCATCAAAAGTATTCCGGAATGTTCCTCTATAACCGCCATCTGCACATCCCGCCTGAATGGTCGGATACCGATAAAGTGCTTTTTCAAACGTGTATACGCCGCCCTTTGTATCGTGAATATTTGCCGCATGAACGTGAATACACAGGAGATTTCCCATCGTATCTGTTACGATGTGCCGTTTTCTTCCTTTCGTTTTTTTCCCCCGTCATATCCATGATTTTCTCCATAACACGTTGTTTTTACGCTCTGTGAATCGATCAGTGCGCAACTTGGTTCTTCATTCCTTCCTGCTTGTTTTCGTGTTATTTTGACAAGATGCTGCATCATTTTGTCCCATACGCCGTTCTCTCTTGCTCGGCGATAAAAACTCCATACCGTATCATGTGGCGGATAGTCATGTGGTAGCATTCTCCACTGGCAGCCTGTCTTTACGATATACAACACTGCTTCTACTAATGATCGTTTATGATATTTGCTTTTATTCCGGATGGAAAGAATTCTTTGATTGCTTCCCATTGTTTGTCTGTCAAATCACTTTCGTAATTTGTTGCTTGATATTCTTTTTTCATATCTCCTATTATACCACTTTTTTGCTATGAACACAAGCTCTGAATTATTTACTGACCATATTCAGGTTTACAGCCGTCAGAAAGTCGGTTTTACACTTCGATGTGGTCTTACTTTTCAGGAGAAAATTTGATGGGACACACACCTTACGGATATCGAATCGAAAATGGCATTGCAGTAATTGACAAAACCACTGCCAATCAGGTTCAACAGCTTTACAAAAACTATTTATGCGGACTATCCCTTGCAAACGCTGCAAAGGAAGCAGGTATTGCGATACTTCATTCTGGTGCAAAGCGAATGTTGCAAAACAAGCACTATCTTGGAGATGATTTCTATCCTGCTATCATCACCCAAGAAACTTTTGATGCTGTTACAGCAGAATTAAACAAACGTTCCGAAAAACTTGGACGTAACAATCGCTATCAAGCACCAATTATAAAAAGACCGCCTACAACCTTTCGCATTGATGAAACAACTGAAAAATATGACAATCCAATCAGACAGGCAGAATATTGTTACAGTCTGATAGAAAGCATGGTAATTAAATGAAAAATGTTATGATCATACCTGCAAAAAAGCAGGTTGGCAATATTGCCAGGCAACAGGAAGAAAAACCAAAACTTCGAGTTGCTGCTTATTGTCGCGTCAGCACAGACACGGAGGAACAGGCAACAAGTTATGAAGCTCAAATTGCTCATTATACAGAATACATTCAAAAAAATCCGGAGTGGGAATTTGCAGGTGTCTATGCTGATGATGGTATTTCAGGCACAAACACAAAAAAACGCAGTGAATTTAATCGCATGATTGAAGATTGTGAAGCCGGAAATATTGATATGATTATTACAAAGTCTATCAGCCGATTCGCAAGAAACACTCTGGACTGCCTAAAATACATCAGACAGCTGAAAGAAAAGAATATTCCCGTATTTTTTGAAAAAGAATCCATCAATACTATGGATGCAAAAGGTGAAGTTTTGATTACAATTATGGCTTCCTTTGCACAACAGGAATCAGAATCACTCAGCAAGAATGTAAAGCTGGGACTTCAATTTCGCTACCAGAATGGACAGGTACAGGTCAATCACAACCATTTTCTTGGCTACACCAAGGACGATGAAGGAAACCTTATCATTGACCCGGAACAAGCTGAAGTTGTAAAGCGTATTTACAGGGAGTATCTTGAAGGCTACTCAATGGATAAAATTGCAAAAGGACTTGAAGCTGATGGTATTCTCACTGGAGCAGGAAAAACAAAATGGTGGTCAAGTACGATTAATAAAATCCTGCGAAATGAAAAATATATAGGTGATGCCTTACTGCAAAAAACTTATACCACTGATTTTCTCAGTAAAACCAGAGTAAAGAATAACGGTATTGTACCCCAATACTATGTTGAAGGAAATCACGAAGCCATCATACCCAAGGAAATTTTTCTGCGAGTACAGGAAGAACTGGTTCGCAGGCGAGTAGTCAAGACCAGTGCCAACGGTAAAAAGCGAAGTTACAGCTGTAATCACTGCTTCGCTCAGATTGTTATTTGCAGTGAGTGTGGTGAAATGTTCCGCAGAATCCACTGGAACAACCGTGGCTGCAAATCCATCGTCTGGCGCTGCCTTAGCAGGCTGGAACCTACCGGTGAAGAATGCCATGCCAGAACCGTCAATGAAACAATATTGGAAAATGTGGTAGTTCAGGCTATCAACACGCTCCTTGGTGATAAGTCAACATTTCAGGCACAGCTTCAGCAGAATATTGCAAAGGTCATCCGAGAGGCACAGAAAAATATCGCTGACGGAATGGACGAGCGACTGATGGATCTTCAAAAAGAACTGCTCCAAAAAGCACACAACAAGGAAGCCTACGATGAAATTGCCGAGCAGATTTTCCAACTCCGTGAACAGCGTGAAAAATGCACTGTTGACACAGCCGCCAGAGACGCACAGATTGCCCGCATCAATGAACTGCAGGATTTTATCAAGCAACAGCCCGCACATCTAGAAACCTTCGATGAAGCACTGGTAAAGCGCTGGCTTGAGCGGATCATTGTCTGGGAGGATCACTTCACCGTGGAGCTAAAATCCGGACTGAAAATTGATATTGAAGGATAATCCCACAGACGCACGAAACCCTCTCGACCATAATGGCCGGGAGGGTACTTTTTAGTTATTCAGCTGGACAACAAAATTCGCTGCATTTTTTTCAATTTCAATATTATATCTTTTTACTGCTTCATCTGTGATATGAGTAACATAAAAGTTTTCATCATGATCTGAATTTCTACCTTGCGCCATTAAAATTCTAGGCGACAAAGGTAGCACTCCTTGCAGCTTTCTATCCAGCCTTCTAAATACAAAAACAGGATTGTCACTGGTATTAAATGTCTCAGTTCCATCTGCAACAAGAAAATGAAAGGATGTATTGGATAAATTTGCCATCGTATGTGCATATATCACTCCAGAATCATTTAAATATTGACGATAAAATTTCAATAACAAATTATGTTTCATTTCTTCTGCAGCATTGTCAAGTATAGAAAGTTCTCGTTCTTCTTCAGGAATGTCTATTTCATCTAAGCGAAGAACTTCCTTGCAAAGCCACTCCCATACATCGTTAAACTGTATGTTAGATTTAATACTTCTCCAATCTAACGCCGTATAAAATTTCATTAAATACTCTTTATTAGCATTGGAAATAATTCCGTCCGCCGAATTAAATATTGAATTTTCAAGTTCTGAACGAACTGTACCCCACGCATCTTCATATTTTAAAGACCATAATTCTTCTATATCTCGTATTTTTACTTTCTCTATTTCCGCTTTCAGTTTTTTCTTACTTACAACAGATCCGTCCTTTCTCTGGATCGCCCAATTATCAAAGTCGTAATAAATTTTATTCAATTCAAGATTATCAGAAACAACTACCTCTCCATAATGAACTTCTAAATCTTTGAGGCACGCAAAAATTTTATCTGCATCTTCTTTGGTTACGATGGGCATCCCAGCTACAATCGAATGATAGTTTGTTATTCCCGCTATATTATCTTTATTTCGCTCAACTACACTTTCCTTGTTCTCAAGAAAACGTATATATAAAGTACCATTCCCGTGTTCCCATGCAGATAGGTATGTTCTTGGAATCAAATGATGATACTTTGCTTTTGTCTCACCCATTGAATCTCCTCCATTCTAAGCTTTTATTGGATAACACTAATTTCTCAATCAGTTCCATATCGGCAGGTAACCAGTCAACGCTGTATAATTCATCTTTGCTAAGCCAACGCGCATCTTCTGCTTCTTTGAGTGTTATTTCACCATCAGTCACAATGCACCAGAAGCAGTCCATACTTAAATGAAATGATGGGGAATCATATTCAATAGTGTCTATCAAATCGCCAACTTTGATTTTTACATCAAGCTCCTCTTGAATTTCCCTTACTAGGGCTTCTTGTGGTGTTTCGCCAGGTTCGATCTTTCCTCCTGGAAACTCCCATTGGCCCTTAAATTCACCGTATCCTCTCGCTGTGGCAAAAATCTTATCTTCACTACGAATCACTGCTGCGACAACTCTAACCGTCTTCATATCTTCCTTATATAAACTCCAGCAACTTCTTTTTCATGCAGAATTCATACCCCATCTTCTTTAATCCAACCATATCAAACTGAACGACTATCGAAGTGCCTTCAATCGCTGTAATCTTTCCAAGGCCAAATGCTTTATGTATCACCTGTCTTCCAATAATATCGGCTGGTATTTCTATCTGCGGTTTTGGCTCTGGTTTCGGAACAATCGATGCAACAAATACAGGCTTCTTTGTTCCTTTTTTCTTGGCAGCAGCCATCATTTTTGTATAGTCAGCATCAACATTCTTACCACGATTTTCGTAGTCATCCATATCCTTAAATACAAACATTTGTGGCTTTTTTACATCATTATCTGGTACAGGCCTTATCGGGAACATCCATACTTTTCGATCATTACCATCTTCACCGGGCTGCACATCTGTGTATGGCTTGCTCACAAGTTCTATTCTTCCGCAGTAGATATATTCTCCAGCATCTATAACTTCAAACAAATGAACATCAACTCCATTATAATCAGACTCAGCCAATGTGGCATTCTGCGCCCAATGAATGTCTTGGTCACCTGATTTGCCCATGCCTGTATAATGTAAAACCCCGCCAATCCACTTATCATGATAAAGACCTTTTGTATAATCCGATACGATAACAAGTGTATTCGTTGTTCTTGACCGGCGCATACCTCCCATATTTCCGCATTTGAATATTCCAACAATATCTGCGTTCTTTATAATTTGTCCTATCTTTAGTCCGGGATTAAACATAAATATGCCTCCAATTCTCCTCACATCCATTCCACTGCCTGCAAACCGCAAAAATGGTCGAGTTGCCGGATTGGTTGTCACCCTTTTTCATTTTCCAAAAATGCCTGACATCTAATCCACACACTCAATTTGCGTTATCTAATCCGAGGTCACAACCTGACACACATTTTCGCAGTAGATATGTTTCCATATAAAACAACCGATCCTTTTCAGAGGTCGGGCTTTCAATCCCAACTTCCAAAAAAGCCCGGAAATACGCCACTTTCCAGCTGTTATTTATCTTTCCTTGACATCAATACCACGCACTCAACGTGTCTCGAAAGCCCACATTTGATGTCGTACCGACAACCAATCCACTAAAACGAGAGGTTTGAGAGTAGGGATTAGATTTTTGGGCTATCAGCAAAATATAATGCTTTTTCTATTCGCTGTCATTTAATCTTTGATCCATGATATCTCTTTCGTCCAAACTATCGCAAGTATAATTAATATAGTCAATTTTCCATTGCGCCCACTCAGAAATCGGATTATCATATTTTTTGTAAATTTGATATAGTGAAATATATTTCTCTTTGTTATCATGTACCTCAGATACATTCTCAACTTTAAGATTATACGTCCCTTTTTCAAATTCTTTAAGAGTATCCGGCAGATTTGCATATTTCTCTAATACACGTAAAGTTAATTTGGAGCACTTTGGTGTATCTAAGGTAGGATATGAAAGATGATATGCTAAAAGCGGAGCGCGTTCAACCGGATTTTCATCAATCCAATTAAGTACGGTTTCAACCATAAACAAATCGAATAACCCTGTGAAAGCTCGATCTTTATAATGGTTTTTTGTTTCTAATAATTTTTGACCAAATAAGTCCATTAAAAATATATTGTTACTGCAATTAATTTTACTTTTCAGTAATTGAACTAGTTCATAATTAATATTATCATAATGCTCATTGAAATCAAAGAATTGTATTATAGAAGTAAACACCTCAAGTTCAAGTTCTTCTGGAATATATTCAAACGTATGAACCATATCAAATGCCTGATATCTTCCTTTTTCAAGATAGCACAGTTTGACTTGATCAATAAAATAGCTATACACTTCGGTACTTATTTGTTTATTAATTGACTTGTAGGACGTTGAAAGATGCTGTCCGCAGCTGAAGATTAGGTAGTATTTCATGCTTGGCGAGCTATTGGCTGCAGTTGTTAGAAGATCGGTTCCAATATCATCACCGATTAAATTAAACCATCTTACTATATAATATCCTAAGTTTGATTGAACATTCCGAACTTTTCCGCCTATCTTCCCTATTCTTTCATATCCTTTTTTAGAAACATCAAATATTACTGTGTTGTTAAAAGCAAAGTCAATATTGATTTCTGAACACTGATCTAATATGTATTGAATCTCATTTGTGTTATTAGTATTTTCTGCTAACGCACTAATATAGCCCTTGATAAAGGGAAGATATTCATCTCCCTCATTTAAAGCAAAATCAATAAGCTGATTATTAATGTCGCATTTTGACAAGGCATTCGACAACGCTTCTAAGGCAGAATTCTTACAATCTCTATCCATAAAATAAGGCATATACTTTTCAACTGGTTCACCACTTGAATATAATTCTTTTGCCAACTCAACTGCAAGTGTTTTATAATAATCTGATCCTTTATGATATGACCAAATTTCCTTATGAAGATACTCATATAATCTACCTAAAATAGTTTTATCTTGGTAATCACAAAGTTTTGATTCGAGAAATTGATCAATCTGAGTATTTTTTAGATCATCAATTTCTAATAACCATTGTATTTTAGCAATCACTTGTATCTTATTTTCATTACCATTAATCAAAACATTTATTAGATCAAATGTATTCTTAACGAGTCCCACTTTAATAAAATCATAAATATAGTCTAACACTGTTTTTAGTAATAGGGATCTAAATTCTTTTGAAAGACTTTCTGATATATCTAGCAATCTATTAAGTGTGCTTTGTTCGCAATTTATCCATTCATCAGTCGTATTAGGATTCCAACTAGAAGGCGTTAATCTGTTTCCGATTACTTTAGGCGGGACACTTCTAAAAACATTATTTGCAAATACTCTAGAAAACGCTTGATTAAATAGTTTAGGATTAGCGGATGTGGTATTATTGCTTTCGCATAATCGTTTAAAAAGGATGTTTATTCTCGTATTAAATGGCAAATCAGAATTGGCTCCTATGATACCAAATAGATCAGACCATACACTCTGGCTATTATTGGAATATATATGATCTGTCTCATTTTGAGCTAGCATATAAAGTATTTTTTCGCATTTATCAAAATGTTCTTTAAAGCAAGCAAGTCTTTCACACAAATGAACAACATATCGTCTGTTATACTTGAATTTAGTAATATCCTTTATTTTAACCAAGCTATTTTCTATCCAACTTAACCCTTTCTCCGGGTTAAATTCTATATATAAAGAAATCTCCTCTGGCTTTGTCAGAAATACTTCGAGTATGGTTTCATTTCCAAATCGTTCTTGAAAGTATGGAGCAAAAGTTCCATTTACCTCCTCTTTTTCAATCTCACATTCATATAATCGCTCATAGAATCTACGCCTTGCTTTACTATTGGGAAGCTGGGATACAAACTCAGTTATTTTATATCGTAGTGTCGGCCAAATAGATTTCTCAAAAGCAAGTTTTGATAATGCAACAGGCATTGATTTAAAGTAATACCCATTTTTTGTACCAAGATTGTTCTCTGAAAATGTTCTAATTCCGTATTCATAATTATCAATAGAATTGTTAAAGAATTTAGCTAAGAATTCGAATTCTTCTTTTGCAGTTCCTGAATATCCAACATCGATTAATGTGGATAACTCCTGATAAATCCTAGACAAAGAGGCCTTCTCTTCCCCAAAAGACGAAAGTGTTTTTTCTAATATTTTTTCAGCTGTACTATAATTCGCTACTAATGACATGCTCGAAAACGATTCAAGATTCATTTCCTTTTTATCATGGTCATACAATTCTGAAATCAATAAAGCCAACCTAAGATCTCGATAACTCAATAAACAAATCTGTTTAATCTCTTCATCTAGAAATGTTCCGTGTTGTGCTCTTATAATTTTTATCATATCATCATCAGATACACCATTAATAGTATAAAATCCTGCTGACGACTTGCTATAAGTAGTTATTGTTTTTCTTTGAATGGTTGCAATTAGAATTATTTTACATTTATTCATCGCATAGCAATTGTAAACTTCTTCCCATTCACAATCCTTTAGTTCATCTATGATGACAACTATATTCTCATCATCCATCCATTTACAATTGGCATCAATCCTGAATTTTTCAATATTATCATAATAAATAGTTGCTTCCTCACGAAGTGTTTTGCATGCGTTAAGCACAGATCTTGTTTTACCTATTCCTGATAAACCGATAAATGTACAAATATTATAATTGCCTCTATTTTTATCCAAAAATTCTTTTATTGTAGCTTCTATTTCGGTAGAAGCATTTCCATCAACCCAATAATTTGAAAACTCTTTTCGTGAAAGCACTTCTTTTAAATATTGATATGATTGGCTTTTACGCTTATAGCAGCATTCAGGTATTTCCAAAAGATTATAATCAATAACGCTAAGCATCTGATTTATAGATTCAAGCGAAGCACATTTGATATAATCGTATTCAAATTCTTCGGATAAAGCTCTGGACACTAACCCACATAGATAATACTTATCATCGATCTTTTCGCAAACAATGCCACCAGAAAATCCTTTTATTACTGATATATCTTCTTTTTTTAAAAGAGCGAATTCATTAATATATAGACTTTCTTTATGTATTAACTCTACGCCCAGTTCAATTAGATGCTTTCGCGATAATGCACATGGATAACCAATTATACTATAATCGTTGTTACTACTTATCTTTATACGAGAATGAAGGTCGATGATGGATCTACTATAACATTCACCTGATTTTATTGATACTAATGCGGTATCGGTGCTTTTTGCATGATTTTTCTGTTCGTCATCATCTAATTGAGGATATATAACTTCCACATCGAAAGGTTTTTCATTTTCGTAACCAAATGCATAATCATCATGAAATAAATCAGTATTATCATCAAAAACACAATGATAGGCAGTTAATGCGTACATCCTTTCATTGTGCAAAAATAAGAATGCACTACCAGCTCTATTATTGTTAATGAATACAGTACACAGTGCATCATTTGATAAATATTCATAACTAAATCCGATCATTCTGTGATACTCCTTATTACTTGATAAGAAAAGTGTTGGTACTCTTGGCGATCTTGTTCATCAAACAGCATACTAAAATCAAATTCATAATTAAACATCAAACAAGTATTAGGATTATGATGTATAATCTTTGCAAGTGACTCTTTATCTGGGTGTTTGTACATATCACCATTTGTTAAAATTACAAATCTACAACTTTGAATTAATTTTAATAATTCATTCGTAGTATTATTCTTGCTTCCGTGATGAGATACTTTTACTAAAGAAGAATTAATCTTATTTTCTTTACTATATCCACTATCAATTAATGATTCAACAACATCGGTTGCTAATGCATCAGCAAGGAATAAATAGTTTTTATCATTGTATTCTAATATAAATGAAATACTAGAAGCATTAGTAGGTGATAGATCTTTTTTATCTTTATAACCAACTAACTTTGATATAGGAACATTCCAGTCAGATGCACGAGATAACAATCCTAATCGTGGCTCAATCCAAGAGTTGAACTTATCTAATGTTTTTTTCTTGGAGATAGGATAGTAATTTTAAAATTATTATCTTCTGGAAATTTATAATCACAGTAAACACTAGAGACAACCTCGACGCCGCTTTTTTCTAGCAATTCTGTGAATGTTTTTAGCTGATCCGGAGTTAAGTTCCCACTATTGTTATTTATCATTTTAGGTTCCTGAATATGATCGGCAATATCTGGATACTCCTTTTCAAATTCTCTTGGATAATTATAGAATACTGTAGTAATATACTTGAATAAGAAAGTATCTTTTTCAAAAAACTTTATAAGTCCTCCTATATGATCATCATCACAGTGGGTTAGAAAGATATAGTTCTTTGGGCATATTTTGTACAACTCTGATAACTCTTTATGTAAATAAGGATAAGTGTTTGATGTTCCACCATCAATGAGAATTGATGTATCAATTGGATCGCCAAGCTTTATTAGAATGGAATCTCCGTTTTCAGCAGGTAAAAACAATATTTCAATTTTCTTACTCATAGCTTATTACTCCATATATTTTGTTTAGATTAGTATTCGCTTCTGTTTACTAACTATGCATTATATTCTGTAATCTCAACTAATTGATTAATAGATATAGGATTCAATAATCTCATACAAGTGTTCAAGTCTATTATCATTTAATCTATCATGATCAACAGTAAATCGGAAATCAAATGTTTGATGGAAACCATCCATATAATCAACATATACAATCTTTTTACAATCATCAAATTAATCAGAAATTATGTCAATAGTCAAGCTTTCTTTTAAATATTTTTTATTATTTACCAATCACACTTTTCTAGCAATTGTTCATAATGTTCCATACCACTAAGATCAAAAACATTTCTCATATTTTAATCTTTCTTAGTTTAGCAAATGTGTGTTGTCAAATCTATCTATAGAGCTTCTCAAATTTCCATCATCTCAAACTGACAAGTGTGTTTTTTACTCTTCTTATCATAGTTCACGCCAACAAATAAAACTTTTCCATGATAGTCCTTCAAACAGCGAATATAGTTCCGGTTTTTGATCTGTTCCAGTGCAATACCAGTGGTTTGATTCCATTTCAGTTCCACGATCATTGCCGGGTTATGGTTTCCGGTTCTTGGTACAAATACCAGATCCGCAAAGCCTTCTCCGCCTTGCAATTCCCGATAAACCACATAGCTGTCTTGTGCAGAATAGTATGCCAGACTCAGCACACAAGCCAGCGAATTTTCATCGTTGTATTGAATCACAGAACAGTTGTCACAGTGAACTTCCTGAAGCATTTCCGCCACCTTTTCCGCATTCTGTGCTAGTGTCAATTGCAGCAGTTTGTCTGAACGATGAATGGCATTGTTGACCGTCTGGAACTCCTGTCCCTGGATGGAATTGAGAAATTCCTGCCGCACTTCCTTGTTGGGAATCCAGGCAGTTTTTGTGTCGAAATCATAAGTCAGATACCCCAGATGCACCAGCAAAGTCAAAATATCGTCTGCTGTTTCAAAGGTACACATATCGTTCTGGAATGTTTTCGTGTTAATAGAAATATGCTCTCCGGCAATCATGCGAATGATCTTGTCCCGTAAGCCGTTTTCGTTGCGGACAATGTACATTTTCAGGGCCTCATAGGTTTCCGTTTGCGTCCAATAGCTGTCGAAGACTCGGTTCATCATCGCTGATGTTACAGATCTTGGATTATAAATGGATACACCATTGACATTATAGCCATCGTACCAATCTTTCGTTTGTTCAAAAGACATATGATAACGCTCACAGAGATGCTGAACTTCCTCTTCCGTAAAGCCCGTAAATGCTGCCAATCGCTTTTGATTGGTCATAGCGTATTCGTCAAACATATTTAGTGCAGAATGTTGACCGTATTTCTTGATTGGGAGAATGCCGGTCATATAGGCAAGTGCCACATAGGGCTGCCCTTTCAGAAGATCCCGAAGAAAATCCAAGTACTCCTTCTGAGCAGTCGCATTATCCCGATGCACCCGGAAAATGGAATCCCATTCGTCAATGATGAAGATAAACTTTTCTTCACATTGACCGTACAGATCTTCCAACGCAATAATCAAACTGGTTTCTTCCGGCTCTATCCCGGAGAATGTCTGTTTCATCTCTTTTAGCACACGTTTCTGCAAGAAGTCCAGCATTTCATGGACATTTTTGGTTCTGCCAAGGAATTTCTGCATATCGATGTGAATCACATTATACCGGTTCAAGTGCTTTTCAAAATCCGGTGTCTGTGCAATCTGAAACTTGGAAAACAATTCTCTCGAATCGCAGCCCTTGCTGTAATAAGCCGTCAGCATATTCTCTGCCATCGACTTCCCGAATCTTCTGGGACGGCTGACGCAGATCTCCTTGTTTTCTCCAAACAAACATTTATTGGTGAAAGAAATCAACATGGTCTTATCCACATAAATTTCAGAATAAGTAACTGTAGAGTAAAACAAATCATTTCCTGGGTTCAGATAGATTCCCATGATGCAGCACCTCCGTTTTTTCTTAGTATACCACAAATTTAAGGAGAAATCAAGACAACAATGCCGTTATAAAATCTAAAAATCCTCCCCTGCTTTTATATTTTGCAAAGGAGGATTTTTGAAGTGGTTCACTTTTCAATGGAAACCGTGACACCTGATTGAAATGTAAAATCCAGTCGATCGGAAGAAACTGTTACTTTTACAAGTAAATGCCGAACCAGTGTTTCATCAAATTCGGTAATGTGATGCGGCTGAGCAGCCAAAAATTCCTGCAGTTCCCGCATACGGTCTTTCTGCTCCTGTTGAGAAACATTTTCCCTTAAAGCCTGTTCCTTTTGCTCTCGCAGCCGAAAGATCTCCTGTGCTATCTCCTCATAATCCTCATGCCGTTCTGCACATTCGATCAACTTTTTCTGAAGAACATCTAACTTTCTCTGTATTTCCTCGGGCAGATCGGATTGTTCCATTTCAATCACTTCAGCCATATTTTCCTGTAAGATAGAAAAGTATGTTTCACTGCCTCCTGTCAATTGATTCAAAGCATCCACAAAGGCTTGTTTCAAAGATTCCTCATAGACTGTCCGTGCATGACACGCTCCTTTTTTCTCCAATCTGGTCATGCATCGCCACACCACAGATTTGCAGCCTCGGTTATTCCAATGGATTCTGCGGAATTGTTCCCCGCATTCAGCACAGTAAAGCAAACCAGTAAAACAGTGGTTTGCACTAAATCCACGCCGTCTGCCCATACAGTCCACCTGTGAACCGCGCCTTGCAATTTCCTCCTGCACCTGTAAGAACAATGCCCTGGGAATAATCGCCTCATGATCGTCCTCCACATAATACTGCGGCATTTCACCGTTATTTTTAATGCGTTTTTTCTTGAGAAAATCCACAGTATATGTTTTTTGCAGAAGGGCATCTCCCATATACTTTTCATTTTCCAGAATTAACCGAATCGAACTGTCATGCCATCGGGTATTCCCTCTTGCTGTTTGGATACCGTCCCGTTCCAGTCCTCTTGCAATCTGCTGACAGCTTGCTCCCTCCAGATACTCCCGATAGATTCGTTTTACCGTTTCCGCTTGTTCCGGATTGATCACAAGATCTCCGTTTTCGTCCTTATCATACCCCAGAAAACAGCTGGCATTGACCATCACCTTTCCCTGTTGAAACCGATACTGCATTCCCAGTTTGACATTCTGACTCAGAGATTCTGATTCCTGTTGTGCCAGAGATGCCATAATGGTAATCAGCACTTCCCCTTTCGCATCCATTGTGTTGATGGACTCTTTTTCAAAATAGATTGGAATGTTTTGTGCTTTCAGCTGTCGGATGTAATTCAGGCAATCTACTGTGTTTCTGGCGAATCGGCTGATGAATTTGGTAATGAGCATATCAATCTTTCCATCCATGCAGTCCTGAATCATCTGATGAAACTGTTCCCGATGTTTTGTAGAGGTTGCACTGATGCCGTCATCGGCATAGATCCCAGCAAAGACCCATTCCGGATTTCTATGAATGACTTCCTCATAATGTGCAATTTGTGCCTGATAGCTGGTTGCCTGTTCCTCTGTATCCGTGGAAACACGGCAATAGGCTGCCACACGAATCTTTCGAGTTTCCTGTGACGTGACAGCATGATTTCTTTGCTTTCGGGGTGGAATTGTAGTGACCTTTGGCATTGTTGCATTACTCCTTATTTTCTATCAAATGATAAAGATATTCTGCCTGCTGAAATGGCGTATTTCCATCTAATTCTGGTATTTGCTGCGGCAGTTCCAACAAAAATTTTGTCTGTGGACATACGGGCTTTCTCCTCGTTTTTCCAAGTCGTTGCATTACATCTGCACGATGCTGCCACTCTGCATTTGCCCGAGCATAAGTTTCTTTGTCCAGAATTGCCGGATAAAAAGCATCTCCAAGGTAGCATTTTCGCTGCAGCATTCGACGAACAGTGCTATGTGCCATGGGATGACCTGCTGCTCTTGCTGCCGACTGTAAACTCATACCGGCAATATAATTTTGAAAAATAAGTCGAATCTGTGCTGCCTCTTCCGGTATAATCACAGCAGCACCGTTTTCAATTCGGTAGCCGTAAGGAATCTGTCCCATCAAATCTCCTCCTTTAACAGCAGACCGCATTTGAGCCGAAATCCAATATGATTCCGATCATACAGAATTATTTGTTCTGCAAATGCAGAAAACCATGTCTCCTGAAATTCTGTCAACATTGCAGAATGCTGCTCTGTAAATTGCAGCAGCAGCTTTAATTCTGCAATTATCTCAGTTTCTCCATGTGTTTCCTGTTCCAACTGTGCAATTTCCATACGGCAAGACTCCGCTTGTTTCTGCAAAGCATTCATTTCCTGCCGGAATAAAACAGGATCTACGACCTTTTGTGCATACAAACGATGCAGTGTGTTTTTCTTTTCAGCATGAGATTCCAGCTGCTTTTGCAGTTCCTGCATTCGCTGGACATTTTCATCATTGCTGTTCGTTTTCAGCTGTTCTAACAATGATTTCAAAATGTGCTTTCTGCTGAAAATCAGTTTGTTCAACATCGTAATAAAAGCGGCTTCCAATACCTCCTCCCGCACATATTTCATAGGACATTTTTGAGCACTTTCAATATGAGCAGCACACGTCCATGCAATTTCATTGCCGCTGTGGATCCTACGTTTGCAAGTGCTGCCGCATTTGCCGCAAATCACCTTTCCGGAAAAAGCATATCGCTTTTGATACTTTCCTGTACCATACACAATGCCTTTTTCGGCAGCTCGCTGTCGAATGACTGCATTTGCTTTTGCAAAAGTTTCCCGACTAACAATCGGTATGTGATGATCTGAAAGAAGATAACATTCCACTTCCCCATGATTTTTGTGCCGATGAAAATGTACATCGGTATACGTTTTCTGCAGCAAAACATCTCCCACATATTTTTCATTCGCAACAATTCCACGAATCGTAGCATCACACCAATGACGTCCATTCTTGAAAGGGATCCCCTGCTGTTCCAACAGATCTGCAATCTGACAAGAACTTTTTCCGGATAACAAAGCAGAAAAAATGTATTTCACAATTTCTGCCTCTTCAGGTTCGAGAACCAGCTCTCCCCTGTCATTTCTGCAATACCCGTAAGGGAAAGACGATGACACATAGGTACCGTTTTGAAACCGGTGCTGTACCGACCACTTCTCATTTCTGGATATGGATAAAGATTCTTCCTCTGCCATGCTGCTGAGTATCGTCAGAAACAATTCGCTTTCCATACTGCCGGTGTCTATGTTTTCTTTTTCAAAGAAAACGGAAACCCCAATTCCTAATAGTTCCCGAACAAGAGCGAGGCACTCCGCCGTATTTCTAGAAAACCGACTGATGGATTTCACCAGAATGCGGTCTACCCTGCCCATGCGGCAAGCCTGTAAAAGGTCTTGCAGTCCAGGACGAATTTCTGCTTTTGTTCCAGTAATGCCAGCATCATAAAAGATGCCGGCGGATTCCCACTCTGTATGCAGTTTGATCCAGGATTCATAATGTGCCTTCTGTGTTTCCAAACTTTCTATCTGGTCATCATGCTCTGTGGAAACACGGCAATAAGCCGCTACACGACATTTTCGATGAACAGCTGCGGAGCGATTTGCCTCAATTTTGGTAATAGTTTTCATGCTTCTGCACCTCCTTTTGACGTGTCCATATTACCTCTTTTTTGGCGGAATTGCAAGCGTTTTCGGCAATAAGTCCACGTAAATCGGAGAGAAAGAATGCCGATTTTTGAGCGTTAATTTGTCATATTCCTCAAAGGAAATCAAACCGGAATGATATAACGCATCAGTCAGCTTTTGAGCACGGTGGTAATTCAGTTCATCCATCAATTTTTGTTGTTCCATAAAAGAATCCTCACTGATTGAAATTATCCCAAGAAATATAACCGGTCACATACTGTCCCACCGGTGTCTTTCCGCAGAACTCCGGCTTTGTGGTGATCCGATAACGACCGTTTTTGCAGGCAATGCCGTCATAGAGATAGTAAGTACCGCTGATTCTTCTGGTTACAGATGTAGTTTCTGCACTGGCGAACAGAGGCGTGTTGGCACGAATGGCAACCTTCTGCCCCTTGGTAAACTTGCTGCCATTGGTGTAGACCGCATTTCCGTTGGCATCAAATACAGAATATCCGACCTTGCAGGCTTTCTTCGCATTCTCCAAAGAGGAATACGCACCCAGTTGCGACTTTGCATCTGCCCAAGACTTTCTCACTCGGTAAATCTGCTTTGTAGAAGGTGCAGAAATAGTGGAAGTTCCTGCATTTAAATAAGACTGTACCTTTTTCTTGAACTCCGCCCAATGCGGCAAAATGTACGCCGGACACATTTTGTACCGATTGTACATGGTGTTCAACTGGTCAATCGTTCCGTTTCGTCCGTCACGAACATTCAGCCAATGTGTATGCGTGTAGAGATGGTTGATGTCCAATCCATATTGTTTCAAAAGTGCTGCGGCAAGTTTCGCACAGTTGTCCTCCGACTTCTTATCCGTAGAATTGTACGCAGAGGACATAATGCACTCGATGGCGATGGTTCTTCTGTTGCCGTTCCCAGAACCGTCAGCGGCGTGCCAGCCGCTCAGGCTGTGAGGCAGATTCTGCCATGCACACACATT